GAATGATATGACATTCTCTTGAATGATATTTGGTTTTTTAAGATAAAGGAACTTTACCTTCTCGCCATTTCCAATCAGAGAATATTTTTTTGTCAGTTTGTTCTCTTTGATATAGTGATTAAACAAAAGAGAACCACGAATGTGAATTGGAGTTCCCTTGATGTAAATATCAGCATGAGAATGATACTTACGAACATCAGATGCTGTCCTAGGGAAAGCAATTTGTTCTGGTGGCAGTTGCTTAAATTTAACACGACATTCATCAATGAAGTCAATCACATCTTCTTCTGTCGCATTCATCATCAATTTCAAACCATCCTTAATCATTTGACGACAGGGAGCTGGTGTTGATGATTTGACTGCTTCAATGCCCATGATTTTCAGTTTGGGTTCTGCATAGGCAACACCCTCACTGTTGTGAACATTAAGAATATATCGCTTCTTCGCAGTCCAGATACCACGATCAGCGATATTCTCTCGCTTCATTTGCATTTTTTGGTCATACGCATTAACATACGACGCCAAATCTTGATACGATGATTCAATAAAAGGTTCCAGTTTCTCTTGGCAGATCTTGTCAAGTAGCGCCACAACTGCTGTTTTGTCGCCAGACTTATTACTAAGAAATTTATCAACAAGAGGTCCGAGATTAAGATAGATTGAGTCAGTGTCAGATGCAATGACATAATCTTCTGATTCCGTAGACAAAAGTTTATTTAGGTATTTGTTCATACAGTTCTCAATCCAGCGGATAGATACCTGACCAGACAGAGTGATTGCTTCTGCATTTGCTAGTTTATAATACCTGAAATACTGGTTACCGATAGCACCATAAGCAGAGTTAAGAGCAATCTTCTTCGCCATTTGAACGTTGTTACATCTGGCGATCTCTTTTTGTAGAGCAATAGTTGGCGTCTTCTCATACTCTTGCTTTGCTTTCAGCATCCTCTTCTTGAAGATAACCCGTTCATCATACATCTTATCCATCAGTTCAGGCAGGAAGCCACGAACATCCTTACGGTACATGGCACCATTAGCACATACCGCATTATCCTTATACATCTCAAACGTCAGTTCTTGATTAAGGATTTTATCAACTGTTGCTGAGGGATGCTTTTCCTCCAAGAGGGTCTCTGGAGAAATATTGTACTGCATAATAAGATGAGGATACAGAGAGTTGAGGTCAAAAGACACAACCCAATCATACTTTCCCGGAATCGGTTCCTTGACATAAGCACCCGCGTATTTCGCATCTTTGTCGCTCTTCTCTTTTGGAGGAATAACAATGTTTCTATTCTTTAAATAGTTATAAATGATCGTATCCCACATGCGAACTTGATAGAACACATCTGAATAGTTCACCTTAGCATCATATGCCATAGTGAGTGCTAGTTCAATCAGTTTCATCTTGTCTTCCAAGCGGTCAACAAGTTCCACGTCAATGATGTTATATTCTACAAACTTCTGCCAACCCTTGGAATAGAAATCCTTGAATGTATCAAACTCAGAGTGGTCAAGTTTTTTCTGTCCAAGTTCAACATTGGCAATGTGGTCCAAACGATATGACTCTTGATTAGTATAGGTAAACTTTTTATACAAGTCAAGATAATCCAACTGAGTAATGCCACCAATATCATAAGAGATTTGCTTACGACCCATGATGAACACTTCAGTCTCTGTGACCAGACCCCAAGGTGAAAGACGCTTCATCAACTTCTCACCCAGAATACGCTCCAAGCGACGAGCAATGTAAGGCATATCGTACAGTTGGTTGTTCCAACCAGTTACGATTTCTGGGGTATTGTTCATCCAGTAATGAATGAAATCATTGAGCATACCGTGCTCTGATGAGAACTGTCGATACTCTACATTCTTTTGCTTGTTGAGGAATGGACCAACTCCCCAAGTGATGATGTTCTTGGTGTTGTAATCCTGAATAGTAATCAACAGCATTTCTTCTGCTGCACTTTCTACATCAGGGAATCCATTCTCAGAAGCAACCTCAATATCGATAGTTACCAGTTTAATTTTACTAATGTCGAATTTGATTTGATCTTCTGGATAGTTATCGGAAATGTATTGATAGATGTACCGATCATTTCCATAAATCTTAAATCCTTCTACGCCATCATACTTCTTAATAAACTCACGGCAGTCACGAACAGAACCAGGTTGAACTGATTCAACATACTCACCGTTGAGAGTCTTGTACTTAGTTTTCTTTTTAGAGGGCACAAAAAGAGTCGGGTAAAACTTCTCCCGAGTCATGAAACTTTGACCATTTTCATAACCACGGACCAAGAAGTGATCCCCGACCATCTGAACATTAGTGTAAAACTTCATTCCTCACCATCATTAAACATGCTGCCCCAGGATCCACTGCTTCCAGGTTTCCTGTTGTCCAGCATATCCATTATATCATCAATTCGCTTACATTGCTCAATATCCAGCAAAATTTGTGATAAAGTTTTAACCACCACAGGTTTCTCATTTACGGCAGCCGACTTGATTGCTGCACGCATATGAGATTCTGCTTCTAGCAGGTGGTCTTGTGTACTTTTAGAAAGTGCCATTAGTTTGTTTTCTCCTCATATTTTTCTAGTAATGTAGAGTTAGGGTCACACATAGTCAGGATTTTATCTGAACTAATCATGAACTCTGTCTGGTCAGTATCATTCATCATCCAAGGACAAAGATTAGGTCCTTCCCAGATTTCATGTGGATTGATTAGTTTGCAGTCTGGTTGTCCAACATCTGCACCAATCTCCACAATTTCACTAATCAGTCTTTCACTGTTAGTCAATAAAATTACTTTAACTATCTTTTCCATTTACCTTATCCTCATAAAGTTCTTTGATCGCTTTGACTGGTTCCACGATGGTAACAATCCAATCAGCCCTAACAGGAATTTCATCATCACTAGTAAAGAAAATCCATGATGAAAAAGTTACATCAACATCTGTATTTTCAGTGGATTCTTCTGAAAGAAAAACAGATCTGTTTACATCAACTTTATGTGGTTTCTTGAACAGATAACCACATACCTTATCATCTGAAATCAGTTCTTTGATATCAGCAATAACAGATTCACCAGACTTCAACAATGCAATCTTCGTAGACATTTACAAATACTCTCTCATTATAGTATACATTAAAAAGGGGGGTTAGGCAACCCCCCGATATTTAGAACCAGTCCTTTCGCTTGTGGTGGTCTGGGACGATTCTACCTAACTTGACTGTCAGAAGCCCATCCTCAAAATCAACTGATCTAACTTCCGTATCATCAGCGAGTGTCCATGCTCGTGTAAATGACCGTTGAGCCACACCTTTGTGGACATAGTTAGTTTCCGTTTCTTTATCTTCTTTCTGACCCTCAATAAACAATTTACCGTCTTGGGTATAGACATTGATTTCTTTTTTCTTAAAACCAGCAAGTGCAATCTCAAGCAAAGATTCTACTTCACTGAGTTGGACTAGGTTGTATGGTGGGTAATTTTGAGTCGTCTCATGCAGAGAGAACAAACGATCAAAATACTCATCCATACCAATGCTGTTTTTGGTAATACGGTCCAACAGTTGATTCATGTTGGCAGCATTGTACCTCGTAAGGTTCGTCATTATTGTAGCTCCTTAAAAAGCGAGTTTGTGTTTTGTGGACCCCGAAGGCATCCACCACTATTTATAGCACAAAACATAAAAAAACGGGGTGGTGAACCCCGCATCTTTTTATTCGGTTTTTTACCACAAACCCGCTTCTTTCTTACGACGTTCTTGCTCTCCATTGTGAAACTGGTGAACGTAGATGTAATAACCAGATTCTCCTGTTTCTGGGTGAACAGCAGAGAGAATACGATACGTGGTGTTCTTGATAGTTTTTGGAATCGTTATTTTCTTCTTCAAACCCCATACAAAAAATCCATGTTGCTGTCCAGATTCAAGAATATCCATGTATGGATACTTGTAATTGTGTTTGGGTTTTGGTTTTTCGGGTTTAAACTTGGAAAAGGGACCGAATTCAAAGTTTGCCATGATGTGATTGGAAGACCTTCATATTATATCGCATAAAAAAAGAGGTGTCTAGCAC